CACGACCAGTGATCGTATAATGATCTGTCTGGTCTACAGGCATAGGGTTCTAATACTCTAACCATTCTAATATCTGTATATCCCATCTACAGTAATATTCTAACAAGGAAAAACTTGAGACCCTAATTCTCTAAGAATTAATCGTCTTATGTTAGTTGCTGTTTCTTTCTCTTTGCAATGGCACAACACACTATTGATGCGAAGATCACAGCTCTCTTTGATGGAATTCCTGAGGATGTATGTTTGGGCCCAGTGACAGGAGTAAAGTTCACAAACGATGCATTTGATGCTCTGACTTGTTACAGGCTAGAAGCAGTCGCGGACGCTAAAGTGAGGTACATGGCTGAGAAAGCTATGTCAGAGATATTCCAATCCGCTGCTACATGCAAAGATTATCATCCTTATATGATATTGACTCTAGCATCCCAATTGTATACACCGGGAAAATCCGCGACAACTAAGATGGTGGTTGATTATTTYCCAACATCTCAGACGGGAATCCCGACTGCCACTTCAGATGAGTGGAAGCTCCCGACCAAAAATACATCGGACACTGACACCACTCAGATCGATGATGAGGCAGCGGTTTTTACAGGGAGAACAGCTAAGGCAGGAAATGCCACGGTGAAAGAAGTATGCTTTGCTAGTGCATTCTTATTAAGAGGATTGGTTAAGACTGTGACCAACATAACAAAAGCGTTCGAGAAATTAGGAGGAAGGTTCGTATCATTGTACAATCTTCCTAAAGATGATACATTTGTGTGTCCTCCGGCAGCATGGTTGACATCATATAAAGAGTTTTTGACTGCAGATCCTATGATTGCAAGAACATGGATCAAGATAGTGGCGGCAGCAGAGCAGGGGTTGGATGCTGGATCGAATGATATGGGAGTGCTACGGTTCTTGGCATGTCAGCCTTTGAGTTATTCAGGGATGCACGCGATGAAGCTATATTTAACCATAAAGGACAAAACAAAATTGAGTCACAAATGGCTCTTGGAAAAGATGGTCATGCCCGCCACAACACCGGCTTTAACTGAGATCGCAAACCTCTTGAAGAATTTTGAGTCCACTGAATCGGCTAAAAAGCCTACTAAGTTCAGGTATGCACGTCTTGGCAGTCCGGTATACTTCCAAAAACTTCAGACCAAGAACTGCCTTGAACTGGTATTCCTGGAGGTTTGCATATTAAATCACTTCACTACCTTTGCTGAGGATTATCAGAATCCTACAAAAATAGTAGGGGTAGAGAGAATACCAGAGGCGATGAAGACCAAATTAAAAGCAGCTGCCAATGCTATAGTTTCGAGGGCACCAGTCTTGAACCCCAGCTTGTACTCTGATATTATGTCAGGAGTATTTTTGAGTAAGACTGAAGCCTCTACATCAGGGACAGCTGCTCAGACTAGCGGGACTAAATTGACTGAGCAGGCTATCTTTGGTTAACATACTGGTCAGATGTCTATTTGACAGAGGGACCGTCTATCTGCAGGTCCCCATGGGCGTGTGTACTGTGTGATGTGGTTAATTAAGAAAAACTGAGACCGAAACTGTCCGAAATTGTCTCTGGCAAAATTTCCACCTTGAATTGTCTTCTTGCATGACCACAGAATTCATACGAATATGTCTGAGTCTGATCTTTTCGGTGATATCCATGAGAATATCCTTCCTGCTGACTTCGATCTGGACGATGATCAGATTGACTTTCCTACTGAAGCACGAGGAGTTGGATCAGGTTCGAGAGGAACTGGAATCGAGGTTGCGGGAGAAGTTGAGGGAGACAATGATTGTTATGTTGATACTGAAGACATGTATTCTGATGTTAATTCTGCTTTAAAGAGCCTGTCTACAAAGTTGAGTGATCATGGGATTAAATTGAGAAAGGAGTGGACCACTATGATATCTCGCAGATTCCACGTCTCAGGGCCATTATATCCAAGTCATCTTGATATGTTCGTCCTGGGTATTCAGGCCGAACGAAATGTAGGACTAAACTCGGACTTGAAGGAGACAGCAAAAAGGGTCCAGGAAGAAGCGAATCATATGTGTGGGGAGCGAAAAAAGATGAGTGATTCAGCTGAGAAGGTGATAAGTGACTTCACCAAAATTATAAGGGATATGCAACATCAGATCCTGGAGATGTCACAAGTAACCGAAAACATTAAGGCAGCATCCAGAGAAGCGTCTGAGATTGGTTCTATTTCGGATGCTCTGGAGTTAACAAAGCCCAAGACGGTTCAAGACCTACTTCGGGACCTGGGGTTTCAGGAGAGCAGCATAAATCACCCTCTTATGAGAGACTATATAGACAAAGTCGCCCCTGCTAGCTTCGTAGAGCGGTATTTCAAGAGTCGAGACCGCCAGGATAGAGAAAAGGTTAGAGAATATATTCTTGCTGGCGTTAAAGAACACAAGGAAGCTGCTGAGAGAGCCAAACTGTCAAAAGCAAAATCGGTATTAGTTTGAATCAACTAGAGCCTCTGGGGCTGCTTTCTTTATTGTCCTCTTGGTGAAGGCCTTATTATGCTGGATACTCTAGATATATTATGGATCCTATTGCATTTTGTCATTTTGTGCTATTTTGCTTATTTATGTTTCTGTCTGTAGTATCTAGGGAGGGCTTGCGTTTCATGGTTAATTAAGAAAAACCGAGAACATCCAGCCATGAATCAACCAAGTAAGAAGGAGAGAGGGACTAAAGGCGGTCTTATGATGAGAATCACGAATGAACAGATTAGCCAACAGATCGAGATCAAGACCAGTGCATCGTTTATGGAATGCATCGAAATTCCTAAGCCCTACGTAAACCCGCAGTGCGTTTACACCGAGTATATGCCGGTTATCACCACTCGAGATATAGGTAGGGTGCAGGTAGAATTCGTGGATTCTCGTTTCCTTGGAGATGGGAGGATAATTGCAGTAGAGTTCCCAGCAAACAGAAAATGCTCATTCACTGTTTACGGATTTGATAGTTTCTTTGCAGATGATCCGTGCCCGATGGCAGTGAATGTGAATCCAAAGCTAACTGGTATTGGACTTGATTATCACGTCGGAACCCTTATCGGTTATCCTCAATTTATAATGGCAAAGAAGCCATTTCCTGCAGTTCCTCTTCTGGTTGAAGACAACATTACTAAGAACAAATTCGATGAAAAGGCCGGGGAGGATCGAACCATCTCCATTGACATCTCTCCTCCTACTGAGGTCAAGATTATTCGTCGTCCCGTGCTCTCTGAGTACTAACTGATGYTTTCCGTTGTACGGAAACAATATCCTATCTAGCGTGATCTGCAGTCATCAGAATCCGTCCTATCCTTAATTAAGAAAAACCGAGAACGAGAGTAACCATAACACACAAGAAGATGTCGCTCAAGTTTCTGTTTGTGATGTTGGACGTTGAAATAAAGACTGAAATGGCGGGGTCCTTGAAGCCCTCCCGTGTGGATGAGGCTTGCTTCACTGACCTGCTCAAAAAGGCCGAAATCCCAGAAAAAGAAGTTGGCATGATTACTAAGTTGCTAGTATGGTATCTGAACTCAGACGCAACTAGAGACAACTATCATATTGAGGAGACAAGCGGTCCGACGCTAGACTTCAACAGCGCCATTACCCATGAGTACAAGCTCCCATCTTATGTCTTAGTCAGGTACATAGGTCCGGATTTTCCGGAACAAGGAATCGAGAAGATATCGGGGAGGTCTGAGTACCTGCAAGGAGGAAACATCATAGGCAGTTGCAGCATCAAGATCAACAATCTAAAGATCAAAGAGGTGAGTAGGTCAGTTGCTGAGGCAATGTTTCGGAAGAATCAGAGTTACCTGATCCGTGAGACATTTGACTTGACCGCTCCTTCGACCTCTAAGAAGAAGACTTAATTTATGAGATTTTGGTCGAAGTAGTATTAAGCTAGTATCCGTACAATAAAATGCTCTCTATCTAGTATCGTTAAATAAGAAAAACCGAGACCAAAAGTATCAAAAGATTCCTATTCAAGATGTCTGGGTGCYGTCTTTTCCTTTGCTTTTTCATCATCTGGCTATTGTCAACGTCTATATTTGTAAAAATAACATTTGGTTTCTCGACGTTGTCTTGTAATGACCACCCGGGGGTCCCATCTGTAGTGAGCTGTCTGCAGACTTGTCACAACTTCTCCTACAACAAACCGATTGCAATTTCTATTTTGCCCCAAACGATTAAGCAGTCCCTAATACTAGTAAAATGTGAAAAGGTCACTATCTCGAAAGCATTCACTGAGACCTGGATATTGTCCCGAATAGAAGGAGAAAGGACAGAGAAAACAGAAGCAACCACCATTCAAGCATGTTTGAAAGAGTGGGAAACAAAATGTGACAAAAAGGAATGCCGCACCAAGGATCCTCAGATCTCAGAGCATTATTCTTGGGCAACTACTGAGGTTTCTTCTCTCGAGTTCATCAGAGTTTATGCTGAGAGAGTTGCAGTAATCGAGATAATTTCAGAAGACCCCAAAATCAATATAGAAGGGAGGTCAGTGTCTATACATGATCAAGGATATCAGACCCCGGGACACACGTATGCATGGGAAGTGACCCCGATCGACACAAAATGTCCTTGGGATGCTCCTTCTCACACCACGGTCTGTTATGATATAGGAGGGAGAATGGCCTGTCCATCACAGGGGATATCGATAAGTAAAGCAGTCGAGCTGAAGACTAACTGTAAATTCACTGTGTTCAGAGACAGAACAGGAATTGTCTTTTCGCCAGTTGGGGCTTTGAACCATGAGTATTACCCCGTTCCGGCTCTAACAATAGATACAGGCCTAAAGCAAACTATAGAAGGGGTGAGACTTGCTCTCAGTATAAGGGATATGCAGGATTGCAGATATAGGTGTATCTCGATGTCTAGTGGATATCTAAAGATAGATGATTATTACTACATCCGGAACAACAAAAGATGGTTGGAATGTTCTCTGCTTCCCAATTGTACAGTAGGATCAGAGTCCTTATCTTGCAATGATGGGGAGTTAGTCCAAGCGTTCTGTTTAGGAAAGCCGACTTGGGTAAACATGACCTCTGCAATAGGGATGAGAACACCCAACTGTACTAAGCCTAACAGCAAACCAATAGGGAGGGAAGATATTATTGCCCTTCTTAACAAATATCATGCATCTCACAGCTTGTTTAATCTATTATCAAGTGATGACATTGCTGACATTACAATGACTTACTTAGACAAATTGAAGGACCTGAAATTATACCCACTGAACATCTCTCAATCTACCCACAGTATAGATAGACATATTGAGTTTCTCTCTCCTCTGCAATGGATTAGAAACACACTAAGTAGGTTGTCGCATAAGATAAAGAAGATGTTTGTTTCAATAATCTTTGGGGTGTTTTCTTTAATTATGTTATATGCCACTGTAGTGGCGTTTCTCAGTTGTATCAAGAAGAGACGTAGACCCAGCATTTTATATAGCATAGTCCCTCGAGGTGTTCCCCCTGTGGTGATGAAATCATTTTAGAAAAACAAGACCAAGATGTTTGGTTTCTYGTTTGAATATCTCCCTTACATAATAGTGGTATTCCATTTGAGTGTACTGTGCTCTATGATCATGTGGAGGGTTAAAGGGCGCATTCTCCGTTACTGCTTGAAACAGCTAGTTAAGGAAGAAGAGGGACTCCTCCGGCATTATTAACCATAGTTACATAATAAAAACCGAGATCTTAACACACCATTTCACAATGGCGGATTTTGATCCTTTTGACGAGATTAGGAGGCCGATGAAAGGGCTCGGGGACTTTCACTTGAGATCAGCTCTTGTCCCTATTAACCTTGAAAGACTGAAATTGGGAGAAGGACGATGGAGGGAGAGACGGGCATTCACTCAGATGAGGCAAGCCTTTGATGATATATCTGTTGGAGATCCTGCAAAGCTTCTTTCAGAAATAATGTCTATTTCTAGATATGAAGAACCGGAAAATTTGCCTTTAATAGAAGAGACGGTAGAGCTTTTGCAAATGGAAATAGATGGATTAAGTTTTTTGACTAGCCCAGGAGATCCTTTGGCTAAGGTATTAAAGCGACTCAAAGATCCCCAGACCAGGCCTACATCATCCCTATATGGGCCCAAGATCCTCTTTCAACGAGGTCTTATGTGTTTAAATGCTATGACTTCAGAAAGGGACTATTCATTTTTTGATCTTCCTCATGATGAGTCTGGGTTTCCTATGATAGAAATAGGACCTCTCAGATTAATTCTTGGAGGAGATCTATTTGGTTCAATCATAGGAATGAAGTCATTAGAGATCTTTTCATTAGATGTTTTCAGGATGATAGTAGACAAATTGACCGAGCGAGACAATGTTTTAGTAGCCTCCCTACTCGGTAGGTCTATATTCCCTCAAGTTTACCCAAACCCTCGTAATCTTATCGAAATATTCACCATATTTGATGAGTGGCTTATGGCGAAAGGCAATGCTGGGTATGCATTACTCAAGACATTTGAGGCGTTAACTACAGGAGTTCTGTTATCTCACGAGAGCAGTCTTTTTAATGATACAGAACTTTTCCTTAAGAACACTTTGATAGGGCTCGAAGAAGACGAGAGGAAGGTTGCCTTGTCATACATAACGTTACTCAGGTCTATCAAGAATCTCACCCCCCATCATATCACCCAGATTATGGGACTGTTCAGATTGTGGGGACACCCAGTCGTTGATGCAAAAAAGGGAATGAAGAAGGTGAGGACAATCGGGTCGAAGCGGAAGATTATATCAGATCATACAGCCAAGACTGCAGGGAGAAAGTTAAAAGAAATTTTCATGTCAGAATACTATCGAGCTAGGCATCAATATCCTGAGTATTCTGTCTTGGACTCTGATAATTGGATAATTAAACTCCTTGAGACTCAACTCCCCATAAATCTATCTGATCCCAGATATCACCTCTCCGATTGGGACTCCATTCAAATCGAAAAAACTTTTGTGTCCCCGAATACTTTCAATTTGTCAATGATTGTCTCAGATACTGCGATAAGTCCGACCAGAGAGGAGATCCTTAAATGTCAGGCAGAAGGTAAACCCGTCACAGATCCAATGGTACGAAGGGGGGTCTTGAAATGGATGAAAGATGGAGTCATCAATTGTGATGAGCTCTTGAAAGAAATTGATAAATCTCCATTGGGACTGGACTTAAATAACAGGATAATTGGGTTATATCCTAAGGAGCGAGAATTGAATCCCACTGCCCGGATGTTTGCATTAATGTCATTAAAAATGAGGTCCTACGTTGTAGTGACAGAGAATATGTTATCAGAAAATGTATTAAGGTATATTCCTGGCGTCACCATGACATACAACTTATTGGACCTGGCAAAGGAGATGATTCATTCTACCTCTTCTCAACGACTTCAAGGAGCAACGTCGCGTACTTTTTGTATAAATATGGATTTTGAAAAATGGAACCTGAATATGCGAAAGGAAAGTACGCAGTACGTTTTCGAGAATTTGGGTCGGATGTTTGGCCTACCTTCCCTGTATAATAAGACATATGACATCTTTCGGAATTCATTGATCTATCTTGCGGATGGCTCTTATACTCCGAAGCTGAGCGAGGGTTTGGAATGCATGGAAAAGGACCCGGATCTAGCTTATACGGGACACATCGGTGGATTTGAAGGACTGAGGCAGAAGGGGTGGACCATTTTTACAGTCGTCTTGATTGCATATGTGTGTGACGAACTGGGGATTCATTATAAGCTGATGGGGCAGGGAGATAACCAGGTGTTGATGGTCACTATCTATTCCCAACATGCTAAATTGTCAGGGTTGGACAGTCCTGGTAGTATTTCAGAGATAACAAGTTCGCTCCAAACTTTACAAACTMGCCTAATTGAAGTATTTGGAGACGTAGGACTTCCACTCAAGCCACTAGAAACCTGGGTGTCTGACACCTTTTTCTCATACGGAAAATTCCCCATCTACAAGGGGGTCCCACTTTGTTCATCTTTGAAACGAATCTCCAGGGTCTTCTACTTTTCAAATGAGGACCTAATGACAGTGGACAATGCTCTTGGGGCCGTTACTGCAAACAGCCAATCAGCCTCTATGGCCGATGTTCATCCTGCGGTCCCCTATGCTATTGCGAAGTGGCAACAATTGCAGTGCCTAAATGTATTTTCTAAGTATCATCCGTTGGTGGGAGGACCTCCTGCTGTCTTAGGGGCCCCTTTTTCATTCTCGATGCGCACCAAAGCAGGGGAATTCTTAAAGTTCTATGGTGAGCCTATAGAGAATCAGCGGAGCTTGATTAAAGTATTTGCAACCATCCCAAAGACTTTAGGAGGGCTCAACATTATAACTTATTTTGATATGATCATGAGAGGGTTTTCAGATCCTCCGTGTCGAGATTACCAATGGTTGAGCTTACTCGTTGATCATTCCCCTGCAGATATAAGACCCTATTTAAGGAACTGGCATCATCTATTGTTGAACGATTCTGTGGACTACTTACATCTACTTCAAGACCCGACTTCAATCAATATTTTTAGTCCTCCGAACTCCAACACAATAATCAAGAGAATGATCCAACAGACTATCGCTAAACTACCAAAAGATTCAGAATTTGCTTCGTGGTTCCAAGAGTTGATGGGAATCTCAGCTGATAAGGCAGTTGAACCGATAGTAGAAAAGCTTACTGCCTCAGCGGAGATAAATGTCCGACTATGTCACGATATATTAGGCTCTACTCTATTTGGCTATGCTGATTCAATCGCTTCCAAGGTAGATAAGACTGTTACCCTATCAAGGATGACTGTTGGGAAAGAGGATGTCATAGAGGCCCTTGTGATGGGGGAAAGAAGGAGATGGAACTACCTCGGGTGGAGGTCTACATCATCGGCAGGAGAAGCCCCCCCGTCTTCCTGTCCCTCTTTTAATATCAGGTATTATCGAGACAAAGGGTGGAAAAAGAGAGTACTAGGAGTATCAACCCCCTTCCCCTTTCATTTCCTGACACGAGACCGAAGCAAGACGAATCGGCCAGACTCATATATTGAAGTAGTAATGAATGATGTTGGGGTCGGGAATACTAATGCACTATTAATGACCGCTGGATCGTCATTGCCTTATCTGGGGAGTGTAACAAAGGAGAAGCTGCAGGCCTCTGCAACAAGGGCAGCATACGGGACTGAGCCATTGATAGCGAGACCAGTGAGATTATTGAGAGCAATCGGCTGGTTTATACCTGAGAAATCAAATTGGTCTGTAACCTTGAGAAACCTTCTCTTATCAGTCACCGATCTAGACCCATCTGTTGTAATCTCAATACCAGAGCATGTGAAGGGCTCTATGGCCCATAGGTATTTAGATTTCGTGCTAAAACATGGTTCATTATGGATGTCGTTATTCGGTGCACCCTCTCACCTCTCAATGTCGACCAACAGCTTAACTGAGTATGCAAGAGGGTCTAAGAACGTAACTTTCCATTTTCAGGCGGCACTTTGCTTGGTCCAATTCGCTAGCCTGAACATAAATATGTCAGATTTGCCAAGGAAGGTGATGAGATTCTATCGAGGTTGTCCCCATTGTATCACTCCCGTCGATGAACCTAATAACGATCTCGAAAGTCCCGTCCTACCGGAAGATTTCCCCTCTAGACCGGGCAATCCTTATCTATTCATCGGGAAAGAGGAGATTGAATTGATCCATTCTCAAACTGCGAACCTATTTGAAGAGATCAAGCGCTTAGGAAAGGATGATATGATAAAAAGCCCGGGTCTTAGTCGCACATTGTTAACCGAGGTTGTAGCAAGCAAGTCCGCTCAAGCGATATTGCGGAATGACTCATCCAGACAAGATGCGGGTCTTTCAGACATTGGAGGAATGAGTAGGACTGTCTTCTTGAAACTCAGTGTGCGGAATGTCTTTGTCACGACTCTGAAGTTTATTTGGATAGGGTTATCGTCGGGAGAGGCGGTTGTGGAGAGTGGGGCCTATCCTTCTTGGAATTACATGAAAAGGAGTTTAATTAGAAAATTATGGGAGACTCCTTTAGCTTCATTCACATTGTTAACGGGGTTTTACATATGGGAAGAGATGATTAATGAAATGAAATCGATACCTTGGGTTGTTATGCCACTGTCTTATCCCTTGACCCCCTCTTCCCTGGGAGTCGCCGCAAAGAACACTCTAATAAGACTGGCGGAGAGAGTCCAGAGATTCCCAGCTCAGGGGTCGATGTTGATAACTCCCCTAATATCAATGAACTTCGGCATGGTCCTGAAACATAATTTATTATTTAACAGAGGGGAATTTCGTTCATCTTGCCCAGATTGTATAGTTTCAGGTATGACTTCCAAACTGAATCAAAGAGCTGATTGGAAATCGTTGAAGGCAATCCGGTGTGATGCAGGCCATCATGTGTTCCTATTAAATAGTTGGAGAAGGTTGCAGAGAGTGATGCTTGATCTGGAAACCTTAGGAGATTTAGTCCCTTCTATCCCCAGAACCTCGAAGCGAAAAACCAATCTGGTAATTGTCCCTCCGGTCGTCAATCAAGTGAACGAAATTTTCTCCACATCTACCCCGAAGTCCTATGCAGATACTCCATCAAGGTTGCCCGGAGATGAAGTAATCAACGCTCCCAATATGATTGTTAATTTGGAGTTAAAGTTCTCTATCCCGACTAAAAGCCTATATCGAGTCCATGAAGCGCTATCTCATCTCGATGATTGCATGGAGTATGGGAGCATCCTATGCCTCGGAGACGGGTTCGGGTATTCATCGATGGCAGCAAAAGTTATAAGCCCAGGGGCATCCGTGTATGGGTGGACGATGATCGATACATCCACTAGTGTACAGCATTGTCTTCGATTGTCCCGACCGCCGACCCATTATAGGTTGGATGTGGGAGTCGACTCAAGTTTGTCTATTGATCGAGTTTCGGATGTATACTCTCCCAGATTCCCTAAAGAATTTCAAGAGGTGATCCGTGAAAAGAGAGTAGATCTTGTCATATCAGAGATAGAGTTCCGTTACTCAGGTAAAAGAGATGATCCTGACCTCATGATAGGTCTCTTTTATCAAGCCGGAGTCCTAAGGTTTTTGATCAAGGTAGAGGTCGACGGGTTGGAGATCATTAATAAATATGTTAACTGTGCTGTGAAAATGTACAGTTTTGTTGAGGTCTTTGAAACTTCCCTCTGCGGACTACACACTGGGGATGTATGGATTCACGGAGAGGGAAAGAGAGATGCCCCCCAAATGAATAGATGTCTTGATCAGAATAGCACAATTCAGCTTTATCAATCACTCCGTCACTCTTCGTCTGTAGATGATCAGTGGGATATTAGTGAGTCCGTAAAGATCATCAATCGGGTGTTCAGTAAGACATCACTCACAGTGGATATTCAGATCATGTTGAATATCTGGTTCCAGGACGGGCATATCATTCATTGGAAAGAAGAAGATTTCTCCCGATTATACTATGGGATAAAAACAGGGAGGAGGCCAAAAGAGGTCCTTGATACTACTGGCCATGGAGTTTATTACCTTCACTTTGATCAGAGTCAAAAAATGTTCATAAGGTTGATGACACTGGCATTGTCTCTGATGGAGAACAGATATACAATATCRTCGATTCTTAACTCTCAAGACAATCAATGGGTGATGAAGTGGAGGAAACAAGGGATTCATGGAGGATCCCGGCACAATTATCAATGGAGCCCAGAATTAATTAGGGTGCGGTACAAGAGCAGGTTTTGGAGTAGTGCGGCAGTCAATGAGATAAAAAGATACCTCCCTCCTGTGAAACAGATAAGGCCCATTGCTACAAGACAAATATCGGAAGTCCCGGATAGGATCAGGTTTATGTATGTCCGGAGAGAGACCCAAGCCATGAAACTTTGCTTCCCAATTAGCAAACTTTCCTCTTACACAGTGGCCAGATAGTTTAGCATGCACAAGGGGGCAAGGGACGATTAAGTAAGAAAAACCGTAATTGGTATAAGAGGTATAATAATATAACTACTCAAAAATCAGGGATCATGACGATCTAGAGATAATCTAATATGAGAGAGAAAGTGTTAGATTAGGAATAAGATAAATCTACGCAAAATAAATAGATGAAATTTATGAAACTTTGATACTCTACAAACTTTGTCTATATGGCGATGACAAAGTAATCAAATGATGTCAATTACTCGGTCGTG